CATAGTGGGATCGTAGGTGCTCGGATCGACCTTCGTCCACTTCCCACGAAGTTGGATAGAGCGCTGCTGGTTCGGGCTGTTCACACATTCGCGGAGCAGCCCCCGAAACAGCTGGGTCATTCCGGTCTCGGCGAGGATGCGAGCGCATAGTTCGATGCGTTCCTGCGCCCCCGAAATGATGGTGTCCACCCCGGAGGTCGCCGTCGACTGCAGAGCTTTCGGATCGAGGCCCTTGGAGGCGTCGTTGATGCCCGTCCGCTGCTGGCGGAGGGTCTCCATCACTTCGAACATCTGGAAGACAGGCTGACCCACGAACAGATGGGTGAGTGATTGCACCGTCGTGGCGGGATCGCCCTTCGTGCGGATCGCCGCGCCGATCTCGTCGTTCAGCACGTCTTCGGCGTTCACGAGAGACTCGTTGAACACCGTACGAGGCCAGATCGACTGCGCGAGGGAATCCAAGGCTCCCCGCAGCATGTTCGTCTTGATGCCCTGAATGTCCTTTACCAGTTCGGCGGGCGTGTCGCCGATAAGTGTGTGGGGTTCCGGATCGGGGCACCACACGGCGTAATTGGCGTATTGCACCACCTCGTCGTGGATAATCTCGTGGTTATCCCCGACGGTGTGAATCTCGCGGAGTTCGGCTATCCCATCCCCGTCCTTGTCGATCCGGATGTAGTAACAGCCGTAGCGGATGTCCAAGTTGGATTGTACGCTCGTCTCATCGATACCAGCATTTCTGAACTGCCGATCGGTACTATAGGTGGAAGTGGCCCCGAGGTACGGCTCCAGCTCCTCCATCGAATAACCGGCCTGGATCAGCTCCGAAACCTGAGTAACCCGGTCGTGACCGATCAGAATCGAACCCTCGACGGTCTTCGCGCGCCGATCTACCCGGAACTCGTCCAGAGGCACCGATTCGATCCTGATCATCGGCTTCGATTTGACGAAGCGAATGACGACCTTCTCGTACATCTGTTGGGGAGGTGGCGTCGGGCCAGCTTGGGACTCCGGAGCCGCGCCGCTCATCGGTCCCGAGGGTCCGCCAAGTGAAGGACCCGACGCCATGCCACCATAACCACCGCTCTGGTCCTGGGCAGAGAGATCGCTCGGCGGCATCTCTGGAGTGGGCGGAAGGCCCTCCGGCGCTTGGGCACCACCAGAGGCCATACCGGAAAGGGATTCGGGTTGACCTGCGGAGTTCGTGGAGGCGTCCGGAGGACCTTCCATAGGAGGCGGCTGATCAGAAGGCACCGCCTCGACGATTTGAACTGTCGGGTTCTCGTACTGGAGAACCATCAACTGCTCATCAGTGATATTGTTGTATTCCTGCTCGGTGACCTCTTCGTTCGTCTCGGTCCACCACTTCACGACGCCGCACTTGCAGCGCAGAGCGTCCTTGATGATGTCGTGGAGAATCAAGAAGCCCGGATTGTCCATCCAGAAGACGTACTGGAGATAGTCCGTGCACTGCTTCGCGGCTTCTTCCTGGCCCTCGTAGTTCGGCTGGCAATTCACGACGTGCTCGGCCGACGTGAAGATGCGAATTAAGGAGGGAAGTATCGCCATGACGGTATCGCGGAAGTCCGTCGAAACCACCGTGGAAGTCCCTTCCCCCTCCGGGGCGGGAACGTTGCCATAGAAAAACTCGAGATTCTCCTCGCGGTCGGGGGCGAGGGTAGTTTCCTCGAAGCTTTCGGAATCTTCGATGAGCGAGCGGACTAGATAGGCGTAGTATTCGTCCTCTTCCGTCGCCGGAGCCCCACCGGGTCGTTGCGACGCACCGAAAGCACCCACGACCCCGTTGTCGAACATACGTTCGGTGGGCCTATCGGCGTATTTGTCGATCGGCGGGGGAAGTGGCGATGGCGTAACGACGTTCATCTATGTTCCCCGTTGCCGGATAGGCCGAAGACGACGCGCTAGAATACCTGGAATAGGGATTTCACCCTTCGGGGATGGTTTTCCCTGCGTCGGGTTAATCTTGTTGCTGCGATTGTATATGAACTCGTCTTGGCTGCTCTCCTCGGAGAACCCCGAGTCATCGAAACGGGGATCATCCTGGATAGTCCGACGCTTGCGAATGGGCGCTTTCATAGCCGGTGTCCTATTCGCGGGACCGAATGCATGCGTCTCAGGTTACGCCGAAGAGGCCCGTTCAGCGGGATGACATTGCTGACCCCGCCCAGATACGAAGCTATGTGGTTCATAGCTATGCTGCCGATCCGGAATGCGTCCGCAGCGTGCGACGCCCAATTATGTAGTGGTTGCCCCTTTGGCGTCTTGTGATAGTTCTTGAGCGCCGAGAGTCCGGGTTCAGTTCTAATTCTATCGAACCAGCACATCCGGAGGGTGCTTCGGGCGGCAGTGATACCGTCTTCAACAGAATGCCCAGGACATACGAATACGCTTCCCAGGAGCGCCATAAGTACCTCGTATCGGCTCTTTCCCGTCCCCAGTTCACGCGCCATGATGTCGTGGGGTAGAACATGAACCGCGTAGAAATAGGGTTTATCTTTGATCTGCGTCGCGTACCACTCGAGGCCCTTACCCGTATTTTGGAGGGTGTCGATGACATGTAACTCTCTCCCGACACGCTGCCAGAACCAAATGAACATCTCGTCGTCGATACCCAAGTCCCACGACGTGAACACTGGCGCGTTTGGATCGTACGGCACCCCCGCTACTTGCCCCGCGATGGTAATTTCGTTAATCACCTCCCCGTAGTATGAGCCCTCGATCGGCGCATCGAAACTGCACATCATTTCACGAGCAAACTCGTCGCTCGTCATGTCTTTCCGCATCTCCTCGACCTCTGTCGGGTCGAGAGCGTCGGTTTCATTGACCGGGATCGAGTAGGTATCCCAGTTCTCATCGTCTTGCTCGGCGCGCTTTTTCACTTCGTGGAAGTGATCGTCGCCGTTGGAAGTCCCCGAAATGACAGCCCACCCCCGGTAGTCCGCCAGACACGGACGCACGACAGAACCGAGCATCGTGGGGTTCAGGAGGGGGTATTCGTCGGCCACGACACCATCGAAATAGAGGCCCCTCATCCGCTCGTAAGCGGCGGCTCCCCCGTACAGGTTGATCATCGCCCCGTTGGGGAGGATGATCTGGAGGTCTCCCTCCACCACTTTCACCGAAGGGAGGACCCCCGTGTAGTATTTGCAGTAACCCCACACGAGGTCTTTGGCTTGGGCGAAGGACGGCCCGATGTAGGCATATCGGGGCGGCGGGAATGCGCGAGTATTCTCGAGCGCTTTCCGGATGATCTGGTTGCAGAGTGCGACAGTTTTTCCCGCGCGGCGGTGGGCGACGACGAATATCCACCTCTTCTTGGACGCGTGGAGCGGCCGGAAGTGTTTCCGTGGCGTGTACGGAATCGTTACGCGAGGTGTCTCTTCGACCACCGAAAGGCTCATCCTGCAGCCTCCATCGGTGTTACGTCGATTATGTTCTCTTCTTTCTTGTCCTCACCGAATGATGTTCCGTCTGCCCATTGTACAATCACCGTCCCGCCGCTCGAGTTCTTAATCGACATTCCTCCGGTCGCGTGCCCCCACCCGCGAGCCTTCCCCTGCGATCCGAGCACAAATCTCGCCATGCTGTCTTTGCGCGTTTTGTCGTCTTCGTCCGTCAGCGCTTCGTACACCACGTCTTCCGCGATGTCGACCAGCTGGTCTTTCGCCTCTTGCATCTCCGCCGAAAGGTAGGGGGATTTCGAGACGAAATTCCGTAACCGGAGCGGGGTTATCTTGATCAGCTTCGCTGCTTCCGTGATATTCCCGCGCACCATCCAGAGCGCAGTTCTACATTCTTCGACGTCCAGAGGCACCGCCGAAGGCCTCTCTACCCACGGAGACGTGGGGAGGGGAATCAGGTCCTGGGGAAGTCCGTCATTCACTTGTGGCTGCGAACCTCGCTCTTGTGCGCTTCGCTCTTACGTCCTTCGAGGGGCGGGGGTTCCGGCTCTTCCTCGTGTCCCAGCGAAATGTCTCGCGGAGACGGCATTGGATTGAGGTTCGCCGAAAGATAGGCCCCCGTCAGCGATCTTGCGTTGGTGAAGTCTGTTGCGTGGTTCTGCACGAGCACGAAGTGTGTTCCGTACGGAGGCCGGTCCGGCGACGATGGGAACACTGGTGCTCCGAGATCGTCGAGAGCTAGGTATTCCACCGTGGCGTTCCCGGCCTTTGGGTCGGCCCCGGCCGGGACATTTTTCTCGCCGAAAAATGGTGATTCTGTTATGTGCCCTTCGGTGGCGTTGAAGGGGGTATTATGAGACACCGGAGCTTGTGGTGCCGCCTCCGGGGAAGGAGCCTTCTCCTTCGAATGTACCGGCTCTGACGTGTGTGTCTTCCCCGGTGTCGCGGGCGGGGGAGAGGCCTGCTTGGTGGTCGTCATGATGGGTCTCCGAAATGATAAGGGTCATCGGTGACTTCAAGTACTGAATCGCGGTCTTGATGTAATTCTCAAAAAGATGGAGACCCCTCGGCGTAAAGGATCCAGGATTCTCTTGGACCGCCGAAAATACATAGTGGATCAGATTGGCTGCCTTACTTTCGGCCTCGCGTATGATGAATTTTTGTATGGGGGTCATTATGCAGGGTAGCATGTACGTATATACGCTGTCAAGGGGCTCTATATATTCCGAGGAGAGCACGGTGTTTCATGCGCCCATACAGCACTACCCTATATTTACCAGTTTATCACTCGTAGCTAGACGCACACGCACCGGTTGTTCACAGGCGCAGGGTAGTATGGAACGTTATACGACGAGCGCTGCGCGAGGCACACATACTATACGCAGCTAGCAGCCGTTTATCGTCACTATATGCAAGCAAAAAACGTTGCACAGCGAGACGGGTCCCCCGAACTCGGAACTTCGTTCCGAGTTCGGGTCGGGGGGTTTTCGCGCAACCGGCGGTTGTGGAGAGGTGCGACAGCTTGCCGCATTGCCCGCGCTCGCCGCGCGTGCTAAGATGCGGGACGTCGGGCGGCCAAGCCCGGCGCGGGAAGCCCGGCCCGATCCGGGCAAAGGAAGAGACAGTAACATGGCTAAGAAGCAAAAGCGCGAAGAGCCCGTAACCGAGCTCGAGCCGGTTGTGGCACCCGAGCCCACGCTGGCCGAACTCGCAGACGACGCCGAAATCGAAGAGCAGATCGCTCTCCCGAACTCGGTAGTGAAGCGCGAGTACAAGGTCAAGTATCGGGACCGGGCACGCGCGAACGGACTGACTAGCAAGGCAGCGAAGCGGTCCGCGTGGGACTGGCTCGCACAGGAACTGGCAGCGGCCACACTGACGAAGGAGAACAAGCTCCGAGTGGACGACTTCGTTGCCCTCCTCGAAGCGAACGGAATTGCGGAGCCACTCAAGCGCTGGCCGAACCAGAGCAAAGGCTGGGAAGGACGGCTGAGAATGACGGGGCGGCTCGCTCTCCAGCGGGTAGTCGCAGAACGAGGCGAGCTCTTCTTCGCCGATGGCGACTCGAAGCCCGCACCGGAAGATTGGGTCGCGCGCTTCCTGCGCTAGGACAACCGGGCGGGGCGCAAGCCCCGCCCACCACACCAAAGGAGAAGACAATGAAGAAGCCGCGAATCGTCGTAGTGTTCTACCAAGACGTCGTTGACTGGTTCAGCGACGGCTGGCAACACGATGAGAAGCTGATGGCAGAAGCGAAGAAAGCCATCAACGATGGGGAAACCCCAGAAGAGGTGATTGAAAATCTCGAGAAGACGTTCGAAGTAGTGGAGCCCGGAGTAAGCTTCGAAGTTCGAACCAGCCACTAGACTACCGGGCGGGGACGCACTCCCCGCCCACCTCTCCCTTCGCGAAACGTTTACAATCTGCGCCGCATCAGCGGCTCGGAAATGGGAGTTATGGCTTTGTTTCGACGTTGGAGAAAGGCTTCGCCGTGTTGGAGAAACCCTTAGACCCAACGCGAAGGGCTTGTAACAGCGCCCGCGAAGCGGGCCTTGACGCGCGCCGCGCGGCGTGCTTTACTGTGCGTGTCGGGCGCGCCGCGCCCGCGAACAAGGAGAGACGGAAATGACGAAGAGATCATTCGCTTGGCTTGCGATCAACGAAGACATCGACCCCGCAACCGGCTGCTATCTCGAAACGCCCCAAGCATGGGAAGCTGAGAAGCGCGAACTGACGAAGCTCAACGCGCCGGACGTGGAAGAACTGGAACTCGTTTCGTACCTACCCGAAGACCGCGACAGCGTAATGGTCGAAGCCCTCGCCACGGAGCGCTTCATTGAATGGGCGAAGCAAGGCCCGGACGGAACGCCGGTGGAAAACGGCGATTCGAACCTCGTTTACTACGACGAATAAAGGATAGACAAAGATGAAAGTCATCACAAGAGGCGAGAAAGAGTCAAGAAGCGATTATCTTGGTCGAATTGTTTCGCTGATGGACGAATACCCGACCGCCGAAATGAGGAGAAACAACGAAGGCTGGGTCTTCGTTATTAAGAAGCAGCCCGTCGCGTTCGCTAGCTTCGCTGGCCCACGCGAATAAGAAACACCGAAATAACAAGCCCCGCTCGGGAAACCGGGCGGGGCTTAAACGTATGCGCCGTTCGGCGCTTGTAGAAATGCTTCTCTGTTGGGAAAAGCTTCGACGACTCAGCGAAGAAGAAGTAACAGCGAACGCGGCGTACTGCCGTACCATTTCTCCTACACCTACGCCCGTATTATGGCATGGCCAGGCCGCTACGGTACCGAGGCCACATAGCGGCTTGATATACCCCCCCCAGGCCCAGGCCCCGCGCGTAGCTACCTAAAAAATTAACAATAGAACATAGTATGATGGAATGGGATGGGGGTACAAATCATTGTACCCCCGTTCCACTATTCCGATTTCTTACTTTCTTCGATCTCCTTTCGGAGCTCCTCTATTTCGGCGGCTTCTCGAGCGTTCCAAGGTCTTTTGTACCACGCCTTTTCCAGCATCTCACTCTTCGACCTATGAACTTTACGTGGTCCTTTCGGCAATTCTTTTGGTGTTCTATCTCGGTTCGCCGCTTCAAATCCTCGGCGGTGGCTCTCTGCCTCCTTCCACAGCTCGGCCCACCACTTTATCTTGCTCATGCTGCCTTCACCTTTCGGCGTCCTGCCATCCATTCGGCGCTCATCTTATATTCGGGCTCCGCCCCTTCGATCCCTCCCGTCTTCACTATCCCTCCCGCCGCGAACACCTTGCCCGCCAGCATGTTTCGGCCTGTCATTCGGAGGCGCCCTTGCCAGCCCTTCGTCGTGCGGTTGTATTTCGACAGGTCTACGCCGTTCGCTTCGCAGATGTGCTCGAAGCGATCCATGTCTATTCCTCCCTTCGCCAGGCACAAATTATTGAGCAGCACCGCCAGTTCATCCCCGCAGTGGCTTGGGTGACCCGCCTCCGCGTAGCGCGCCCGGAACTCGGCCTTTACCACTGATCTTTCGGTGGGCGCTTCGGTCGCCTCTTCATCCGGCATCGCCTCTGCCACTTCATCTGCTATCGCCACTTCGGCGGCGTTCTCCCATTGCTCGTTCCACGTGTCCCAGTATTCGTCGCCCTCCGGATACGGGTTCGCTGTGATCGGCAGCCCCTTCGCATGGGCCTCCGCTCCGTTATCCACGTGTTCCGGCTCCATTTCGGTGATCTTCTCACGCTTGCTGCGCTTAGCCATTCCAGTCTCTCCTTTTCGGTGGGGCGGGATCGCCCAACCCGAGAATTATAGCACGGGCGATCCCGGTTGTCAAGTACTACTTCAGCATGTCTTCTACTACAGCATTCACCGCTGCTTCTTGCGCCGCATCTTTCGCTTCCTTGTCGGCCAGCTTTATGTCCATTTCCAACCGGCGGGACTCGTCTATTTCGGCGATCTCGGAAGGAAAATTAACGCTTAGGACGTCCCGCGCCAGTTCCATCATCGCCAGCGCCTGTCCGGTTGCGCTGCATTCCTTAGCGAATTGCTCGAAGTTAGGATTCTCCACTTCGTTGGCCTTAGACTCCTGAATGAGCTTATCCGCTCTGTCCTTGATCCAGTAGAAGATTGCGAATTGGTCACGAACGTTAATCATTTGGTAGCTCCTCTTCGGGGATCGCCTCATAAGCGTCATCCGCCACGACTAAGTCTTCCAGTCCCTGCTTTCGGCGTGCCGGGTTTATACGCGCGGCAACACACCCTTCACAAACCGGATAACGCGTACCGTTGACACGAAGAGACGGTACGCGTAGCGGGTTGAACGAGAAAACCTGGTGGCATAGTATACAATGCCCCATTGCCATGACGTAACCCATGATCTATTCCTCATTTCGGTGTATCCTCTACATGTCGAACAGATTGAGGACTGCCGCGTCGTAACAAGCCTTGCTGGTCATTCGCGACTCATCCCCGTGGTGGTTCCACGCGAACGGGTCCGCGCCGTCCGCATCTTGATAGTACCATCCGGGACCGTCCGCGTCAACCCCCTTTTCACGCCACGCCACCATAACACGGTGGGGCTTGGTGGTGAACTCCGTTTGAAGCACATGAACGCCAGCATATTTCGATGCGGAACGGCTGAACATGACGTCCTTCTTAACGACCGGCCTACCGAGAACCTCCTGAACTCGGGCCAGAGCGCTTTCGCTGAGGTATCTCTTAAGGAATTCCTCATGTCCGAGGCGCTCTTCCTCCTCCCTCACCATTCGGTAGTGCGGCGACCGATTGTTGTAAATATGTGTGACCGTTCTCCTGTCCAACTTGTACGCTTCGGCGAGCACTATGCGGCTTATCCCCGCCCGGTGAAGGGCGAGGATTTCGCAGCGCTGAATGAAGTCGAGCTTCGCGGCGAATTTCCCCGCGCTGGCGTCGCGCATCGCCGAAATGGTGGCTACTCTTTCCTCATACGTAGTCATTACGCACTCTCCCTGTTTTCCTCGTCCCACATCCGGTTCGCGGCGTCGCTAGCCCACTCGGAACCGTCCCACACGTCCCAAACCTTGCCGTCGCGCATGAGCGCCACCGTATAAAGGCAGGTTTGCGAGTTCACGCGTCGGAATATCTCCTTGGCAAATTCCCTTGCCACGTCTTCGCACGTGCCCAGATGGAACCCGTGCATGTAAGAGTCGCCCAAGCAAGGCTCGATGCTCAGCAAGAACGGCATCGGCACCTTGATTCCAGGATCGAGCATGATCATTCCCAATCTCCTATGACTTTGCGTAAGAAGCGGCCTGCGTCACGTAGTGCCAATTCGGTGGCTGTCATTTCGGGGATGGTTGGTGTGTTCCACCACTTGTCCCACTCGTCGAGTTCCCTCCCCATTTCGCGGGCCTTCGCGGCGGCTAGCTCGGCTTCGTATCTATTCGGATTGTTGCGTGCCAAGGCTTCCAGTTTTTTGATCTTCGCTCTAAGGTCCATTCTTGTCTCCGTGGATCACTATCATCGTACCACGCCCCGCCTTGTCGGTCAAGGTATCCTTATCGTCAATCGGGCCAAGCAAGATGAAGCCAGCTCGTTCCAACGCGAGCAGCGCCGAAATGGCTAGGTCCCCGTAGATGGGAAGCGCCAAGCAGTGCTTCATGTCCCCCGCGCACACGCAAGCGGGGCGAGGGCCTTGGCTCGAGCAAATCCCCCGAGCCATGGCCTTCACTGCCTCGATTCTCCTCCTCTTATCTTCGGAGCTAAAAGGGGATTTCGTCATCTAGCTCCTTACTCCAGTTGCGGGGTTCTGCCTCCGTTTTCGGCGCGGGCCTCGGTTGAGTTCGATCGAGCGGCTCGAACAACATGATCTTCACGACGCCTTCCTTATCGGGGATCGGGTACGAATCGAGGTAGATGGTGGTCCTCCCCTCTTCGCTGACCCACGCCGAACCAACTCGCAACCACCAAGTTCCGCCATCGTGCTTCGGGCGCGGCGTCAATGCATCCAATCGTTTTCCTGCCATCACTCATCCTCCTTTTCAGGCGGGAAGGCAGCCCGCCACTCTTCGGGGGTGATCCCCGAAATGATGAACTCACGCTCTTCCTTAGTCAGCAGCGGAAATTCATCTTGCACCAGCTTGCGCGGCTCGCCGTGTTCTCGCTTACGCAGCCACGTGGCGAGATCGTGAGCGGTGGTTCCAGTCATCGTCATGATGTTCAGCCTGCCAGTGACGATCGACCTCTTCTTCACGGCGAGCGCCCCGAACTTGAGTTCGAGGATCGCCGTGTCTCCAATTTCATATTTGACCATTCTCGCCCTCCATCCGCGCTTTGAACACCCGACCGCGCGCCATGTTCCACAGCTTGGTTGTGAGCCACTTTAGCTCGTCCCAATCCTCGAGGTTCATGTCTGCATCTTCATCAGTGCTCTTTTTGAGGATGCGGATCGACGTGTTGATCACACGTTCGATTGCGTTCTGGAGGAGTTGTTGCTCCTCCTCGTAGGTGAATTCCGTGGTGGCTGGCTTTTTCATTCGTCTCTCCTTAAGTGAGGTGGCGGGGTTGAATAAGGGTGCGGCAACCCCGCCACCATGCCGGTTTGAGCTCTGCGATCGGGTCCCCACGACCCGCCACATTACTAACCCGCCGGTCACACCCATATCGTACCACGGACGCACGCGACTGTCAAGGTACCCTTATCTGTTCGGTGAACGAAACACTACTTGACTCGCACCCCCACCGCGTGGTATACTTGGCGGACTCAGAGGAGGTACTGAATGCCGAACTTAGCGCTTACAGGGGATCAGTTGCAAGTCCTCAAAGCCGCGTGGGAATACTTCATGGAAGCCGACGACTACCTTGAGGTAATGGCGGAGGCTCTCGAAATTCCGCCAGAAGACCGCAAGATGGACGAGGACGGCGAAGAGCGGCCGGGTTACGAACTCTCCGAAGACCCGGTTTACAAGCGGATCGAGGAGACAGGTTCGCTGTTGATGAATCTCGAGTAGCGACCGGGGTTTTTGTCTCATCCTTCCCCGGTCAACGCGGCCCCGGTGAACTACCCCATCGGGGCCGCCGTCATTCCGCTGGTCCCTGAGTGCCCCCCAAATCCAGCGGATGGGCTCCCCCCTCGTTGATCTTGGCCCGAGGGGGGAGTTCCCCTTAACAATCGTTAATCTGCAGTTTTGCCTCCATCCTAGCCACGGTATCAGCGAATTCAGGCTGATAGTGCTCGGCGACTGGTGCGCGGGCGACGCCCGCAATAATTAAGTTACCACAACCTATACACACCCACAAGTCGCCTCGCCACAGCTTGTATGGCTTCCACTTCTCGGGCTCCTCCTTTCCCGGTTGTGCTCCAATTTCGGTGGGCATCCCCTCAACGAAGGAATAACCATTTTCCAGGACTCGGTAGAATCGCTGGCATCGAACACAGATCGGCTTCATTGGGGGGTTCCCTTAACAATCATCGTTAATTTGCAGCCCGCTCCAGTCCAGTCGAGGCCATAACGCCCGCATTTCCTCCACCCTTTTCGGCGTCAGGTATTTTCGGCAGAAGTCCCACTGCGTGTTGTAGCTCATCGCAGCTGCGAACACCTTGGGGTACTTCTTAAAGTTCGCCGAGTTGATGCGAATCACCGTGTGGTGATGGACACCGAAAACAGCAGCGATCATCTTCTTGGGCACTCCCAAGTAGCAGAACGCCTTGATTTCGCACTGCTCGTCGTGCGACAGTTTGGGCACAGCCCTTGGATCCTTCGCTTCGAGAGAATCCAGCTTTGGCCACCCATTTCGCTGACGGTAATCATTCAGCATGTCCAGCTTCAGCTTATCGTCCATCTTTTCCTCCTAAATCCCGGTAAGAGATGTAAGCTATGTAAACGCCGCTTACAACCAGAAATACCCCGCGCAAACCCGGAACATTATTCGCATCGGGATAAAGGCTACGAAGATCGCGAATTCTTCTCTCGTATTCCTGCTTGGTTTCGCCGCCGCAACGGGACAGAAAATATCGTAACATGTCTCTCTCCTTGTTAGCCGCTCATTGTACCACAGCGGCTGGCAGCTGTCAAGTCATTTTTCCCCACGCGCGCGGCGCGGGGCGCGGCCCCGCACGGGACCCGTACGCAGAGGCTTCGCGTAGCTACGCCTGACTAGGCGTATATCCCCCTAGCTACTAAGCTACCTGGGCGGCTATACGCGCTTCTTGCGTAGTTACGTATGAAACACCCGGAAATTGCTTCAATACTTGACACCATACAGGCGTATGTGCTACACTGAGGACCTGCCCCCTGGTAGATGGCTAGAGGCGAGGACAAAAGGGCGACGGTCCTCCTCGCCTCTCCATTACTTCGGGGCGTTAAGGGGGCTAAATGTTGCAACCGATTGCCGGTGGGTTTGAATTCGCACCCTCCGATGAGCAACTGATCAACGAGCAGCGCGCCATTACGCAGGCGGTGAACACTAACTTCATCCAAGTTGGTGCTGTCTTCCTGAAGACCAGTGGCAAGACGCCATACGAATCGGACTGGTTCAACAAGAACTACCGAGACACGAACCTCCAGCAATGGATCGACGAACCGAGCCACCGAGCGCTCAACGTAGGGTTCAACCTACAACTCGGGTGGGTAGACGTCGATATTGATTCGTCCAACCCAGTCTACAATCAGTGCGTAATTGCCGCGATGGATCATTTGAAGATCGACACGCGGTTCCAGTTTGGTCGCCATTCGGTGGGTGCTCCTTCCCACGTAATGGTGCAGCTCAGCGAAGAGGAAGGCACCAATTTCGCCCAGCTTAAAGTGTTTGAACCCAAGGAGTTCCGCCTAAAGGGCGTGCGGCACAAAGTAGAGCTGCGATCGTTGCCCATCGAAATGGGGAAGGCCAGTCTGGCGCGTGAAGCCAAGCAGACCGTAATGCCTGGCTCTATCTACATTAAGAAGAGTGACGCCAAGAGCTATGACATTTCGGTGTGGTATCACAACGGAGCCCACGTCGCTCATTCGGTGGCGGACATTGCCCTTACAACTCCTCACAAGACTCAGTTCAACGCCATCATCAGGGCCATCGCATTCGGGACGGCGCTCTACCTGTTTAAGCCGGAATGGGTGGAAGGGAACCGGCAGTTCGTAGCTCAGAAGATCAGCGGCTGGCTGGCTCGGGTAGTTCATGAGAGTAACGCCATGAACAACCACGACGCCATAGCGGAGGACGTGTTCTGCCCCATCGATTCGGATGACATCGCCGAAAGCCTGCTGGAGTTTATCTGTTCGGCGGTGGGCGATGAAGAGTCGTATATGAGGGTTCGAACGTACCGCGATGCGTGCCAGAAATTGGCCCGGAACCCGGACGCGAAGATACCCGGCTGGCCGACGATGAGTCAGCTATTCGGTGATGAGGTAGTCAACGCGCTCCGCACTGTTCTCATGCCGGGAGCGGACGTATCTATTCTCACCCGGCTGGCGGAGAGGTACGTCTATGATGAAACTGACGATCTTTATATTGACCGAGAAAGATTCCAATCCTTTGGAACATACGCCCACCCCGGAAACGAATTGGAACGGCGACATCGAGGCGACTTTGTCCGTGTTGGAGGAAAACTACGTCCAGCTTTCAAGCTCTTTGAAATATCAACCATCCGTAAACGAGTCAATACACGAGATTTATACCCAAATCTTGCCCCCGGAGGAATCTTCAGAATTGATCGAATTGGTGAGCAAATTAGTGATGACGATGATTCGGAACCCACGGTGAGCACCGCATTCAACACGTGGCGGGGCTGGCCCATTTCGGTGGCTCACCCTGTCATTCCCGAGTTGATGGCGACGTGCAATGAGTACCTTGACCGGCTGCTGCGGTACCTAACAAGGGACAATGAACAGCAGGCAAATTGGATAAAGCAATGGGTGGCTTGGACCATCCAGCACCCCGGTGACAAGCAACAAATAGCACCTGTAATAGTAGGGGGACAGGGCATCGGCAAGTCATTCTTCGGTAATACATTTCTGCGCAACATCATGCATTCCCTGTGGGGGACGGCCTCACCGAAAGTGCTGGAGGGGGGATTCGCAATCGAGCCATTCATCGACAAGATGGTGGTGTTCATCGACGAGGCAAAGTTCCACTCCGAGGCCAGCACCGAAGAGATTAAGAAACTGATCCGCAACGTCAACATAGGTGGCACGGAGAAGTTCAAGTCGTCGCGTAACTATCGGGTATTCTCGCGCATCGTGTTTGCCAGCAACCACCTGGAAATGAATGTTGGACAGGCGAACACACGGGACCGCGCGCTGTTCTACATCAAGGCGTACGACCGCGATCACCTGAAGATGACGGCCCCCGAGTTCGCCAAGTGGGCGATAGGGCTAAAGCCGTTCTTCGACGACTACAACACCCTGCTGAACCGCAAGGACGTGCGTGAACACTACATGCACATTCTCACCACGATGGAGACGGATCGCCACTTTGTCGAAGATGTGTCGCTATCCTCCTCGAACGACCCCGACATTATCTCTGCCAACATGTCGTGGGCTCGGAGGATCGCCAAGGCCATCATCGAAGAGGGTAGAATCATGGACGATTCCGATCTATCCATGCCGTTCACCATCAACGACCTAAATGCGAAGGTAGCCGCGCTGGTTAAGGAGATGGGCCTCCACTCGGTTCAGGCCACCCGCGTGCTGATGGAATTCCGGGACGCCGGTATAATTGATCCGTACAAG